ACTATTATTTCTTCACCAATCAATTGTTCAGTTTTAGTCAATTCACGTCGTATTTCATCTGATAATTTCATATATTTTTTTATATTTTCAATTAATTCTTCTTTAGTAGTCAACTTTAATATTTTACTCATAAATTATTGTTTATTTATTTTTATAAGTATATCTACGTTTACGTCTTTTTTTACGAGATTTGCGTATAACACGTTTTTTACCACCTAGAGTATTTAAAACTATGTCGATTCCTTCACGTTCACAAAATTCTTGCGCCTCTTCTATTGCGTCATTTATTTCTTGTATATCACCTAGTTCTCTATATTTTTGTAATAAAAAACGTATATTATCCAAGTGAATTGGTTCTGGTTCATCTGTAGATTCAGAATTATCTCGTTCTACTTCTATTAATAACATAAGTAATGTTTTATCTTCACTATCTTTTTTAGTAAATAGTGTACGTCTTAAATCTGGATAAGTTTCTTCGATAGATTCGGCAATATTGATTAATCTGGCAAGTGATGAATGTTGTGGATTTTCATGTAATAAAAAAAATATGGAATAAAATAAAGAATTGTATCCATTATCTAATTCTGTAGCAACTAATTCATCACGTTTTTTTTCATCTGATGTATTGTCTAATTCTAAACTGGTAATTTTGTCATTTAATTCATCATTATCTTCGTAATTTTCATCCATACGAAGTTCGCTAAATATGTCAATTAAATTTTGTTCCATATAATAAATTATATTTTTACATACAAGTACTAATTTTTTCATAAAAATAAAATGTATTTAATAATATGTATAAGATTAGAAATATTAAGCAATCAAATATTTCTAATTTAATAATTAAAAAAAATAACTTTGACGCAGTATTTGATTTTACAATTACCTATAATGATGAAACAAGTTTTATACTTGATTTAAATTTTTTGTATGGTAAACCCGTAATACTTAGTTTTATTAATAAAAACGAACAAACCGAATTAATTAATATGAATATTGATAATTCATGTAATCAAATAATAACTACGCCATTTAAATTACTATTAGATGATTCAACTATTAAAAATAAAATTCCAAAAATTATTCATCAATCGTATACTAATTGTGTAAATTCTCATTTATTTGCTACAATTTCAACATGGAAAGAAATGAATATAAATTATGATTATATATATTGGACCGATGATGATTGTTATACATTTATAAAGAATAATTTTGACAACTCAGTATTAGAAGCATACAATATGTTATATGCGGGGGCTTACAAATCTGATATTTTTAGATTATGTGTATTATATATTTATGGTGGTATTTGGACTGATATTTCAAGCGTATGCGAGGTATCATTAGATAATATAATCCATAATGAACATTTAATCATTACAAAAGATTCTGATAAAACACAAGAAATAAATGGAAATATATATCAAGCATTCATAATAACCGAACCAAAAAATAGTATTATAAATTATATTTTACAATTTACAATTAATCGAGTTATAAATCATACTGAGTTTGATAATAATTATCCTCAAGTTTTAAATCAAAGTATAGCAGTTACAGGACCTACTATTTTTGCTATGGGATTTAATAGTTTTAATAATAGACCCATGAGTAAAATTATACATGATAATGAAATTATTGTTAATGATATAGTTGTAAAATTATTAAAACATGATCCAAGTCAAATATTGTTTAATGATATTAAAATAGTTACAACAAAAAGAGATGGTTGGATTAATGGTAGAACTACACAACATTATTCATCATTATTTAAAGAAGGATACGTTTATAAAAAAAAAGTAATGGATGTATTCAATAATATTGATTCAATGAATGTATACCAAATATGGATTCAAGATCAATATGTGTCGGATAATATGTATAAATCTATACAAACTATTTTTAAACATAATCCAAATATTAATTATACACTATTGACAAATGACAAAATTATATCATTGCTCAAAGAAGATACTGAATTTGATAATTTATTAAATGCGTATAATTCAATAAAGCCATATGCTTATAAGAGTGATTTAATACGTTTGTATGTATTATATAAAAATGGAGGCGCATATATAGATATTGATTTTATTTGTACATATGATATCAACTCTTTATGTAATAATAAAGAACTAGTATTATGTAAAGATATCAGTAATAATGCTATATTCAATGGATTTATTTTTTCTAAAAAAGGCAATTTATTTTTAAAATTCTGTATTGAAGAATGTATTAAAAATATAATGAATAAAAAAAAAGATGGCGACCTTTCTATAACAGGCCCTGTTTTTCTTGGGAATTGTTTTTGTTTATTTTATGATAAATTGTATCCAATACCAAATACATTAGAGGAACATCATCATGTCAAAATATTAAATTATAAATTTAATTTACCTTTGCCAAAAGGTGCCTGGATTCATAGCTCGCGTAATTATTATGTTACAAAAGGTAATGTATTACATACTGAATGTAAACGTAAAAATGGTTCATGGAATACAAATAATGTTGTATTCCATATAAATGATGATTTGAGTAATGATAATGGACAAATAGTAGGTAATAGTAATTTTGTTTATAATGAAACAGATGGTTCTGGATTAATATGTGATGATAATAATATTTTTTTTATTTCAAAATACAAAACATATAATAATGAACGACTATTGTTAAAAGGCAACGATTTTGCTAATATGTATATAAATAATGATTTATATAATTAAACATTTTAATTTTTATGTAATGTGGAAGAGCAACGCATTATAAAAAATACTCAACGACAATGGTACTAAAAAAGAATTTTTAAATAAAATTTACTTGCGAGATTTTATTTATTTTATGTTATATAATTTATGTCATGATACGAGGCGCAACATTCATAGTAATTAATTCTTGAAATAGCAACTTACAAGCATAGGGAATTTTAACAAGCGCAAACTCTGTACTATTTTCACAACTTTTACACAAATGTATTTTGTAATCATCATTGTAATGTGCGGTCAATCCACACTTTTTACAAATATGAATTTTAAATTTATCAGACACGTCATACATACGTTCTTTAGTAAAGAAGGATGCTCCATGTGAAATGGTACAATCACGCTCCATTTCTCCAAATCGCAAACCACCATCTCGCGATCTTCCTTCTGCTGGCTGACGTGTCAAACTTACCATTGGTCCTTTAGACCGACTATGATGTTTATCAACTACCATGTGTTTCAATCGCTGATAAAAGGCAGGTCCAATGAAAATAGACGTTTGCATTTGTTCTCCCGTAAATCCATTGTACATGATTTCATTTCCTTTAGATTCATATCCTAACTTTTTTAATTCTTTTGAAATGGTGTCTACACTTAGATTGGTAAACGCGGTTCCATCTCCCAACATTCCCAATTCTAGTAATACTTTTCCTAACAAGGTTTCCATCAATTGTGCAATGGTCATGCGCGATGGAATAGCATGTGGATTAATAATTAAATCGGGACGAACACCCGATGCGGTAAATGGCATATCTGCTTCATCTACAATGTTTCCAGCTGTACCTTTTTGTCCGTGTCGCGAACTAAATTTGTCACCAATTTCGGGTATACGATCGGCGCGTATACGTCCCTTCCAACAATTGTATCCGTCCCCATTCACACCAACATAATTACGATCCATATAACACACTTCATCGGTTCTAAAATTTTTACTTTCATCTCTGTATTTTATTATTTTAGAAGGATCATTTTTAGAATCTTTAATGGTAGATATTTTACCAAATATAATGGTCATGTCATCTAATTTAGTATTGGTTGGAACAATTCCATCAGGTCCCAATTTAGAATAATCACTAAATTTCATTCCACTTGTTTTCTGTTCATCTGGTTTGCAGTGAATGTAGTCATCTCCACCATTCCGATGATCTTCATCTTTTTCAGTTGAAAATGCGGTTGTTCGGAACAATCCTCGTTCAATCGAACCGCGATTTAAAATAACACTATCTTCTTGATTGTATCCGGAATACGACGCGATTGCTACAATGATGGTTGTTCCAGCAGGAAGTTTATGTAATTGTAGTAAATGCATGATCCGTGTATCTACTAATGGTTTATGCGGATTATTTAAAATCCATGATGTTTTATCCATACGTTCTTGATAATTTGTACCATAAATACCAATTGCTTGTTTTCCCATGGCACATTGATACGTATTTCGGGGTGATTGATTTCTATCTGGAAATGGAATACATGATGCTAATACACCAAAAATGGTGCTGGGATGTAATTCACAATGTGTATAATGCGGAGAGGCAATGTTCATTGTCATGGAAATAAGAGAAGCATTTTGTTCAGATGGATCTATGTATTCAAGTACTGAATTTTTTCCAATCAATAACGAATCCCAGGTAAGCTCTCCCTTTTTTAATTTAGACGATATTTCCTCATTGAATATTAATTTTCCATGGGATACTTTGAATAGGGGGCGAACCAATCTTCCAGAATCTGTACATATTTGTAGTTTATTTGAATGATAATCAAATACAATAGAGGTATAAATACTAATAATTCCCATGTATTTTTTTTGTTTCATATCTTGAAATAATTCGTAGGGTCTAGTAGTACATCCAATCCACGTTCCATTTACAAATATTTTAGCAACACTTTTAGTTAATGTAAATGGTTCTACAAAGGGTTCTACATGTTTGTAAACAGATGACGCATCTACGCGTTTAGTAACATACGTCATATAACTTAAATTTTTGACAACACCGACAGATTGTCCCTCGGGCGTTTCTGCCGGACACAAATATCCCCATGAACTACTAGGTAATTTGCGCGGATCTATTAATTTTCCGCTTTTTTCAACAGGTTTATTTACACGGCGCATGTGACTCAATCGCGCCATGTACGTTAAACTATTCAGCACTTGAGCAACGCCCACTTTATTTGTATTCATTTGTTTTGTTCCAAAATCACCAGTAGACAGGGCTCGGCGAATACCACTATCAATGATGGTTGATTTTACTAATTTATAAATATTACTTCCAATGATAGATAAATAATCTTCTTTGGATTTCCATGAACCAGTATTGACTTCGCGAATAATTTGGCGAGACATGTCCTTGACCAGTTTATTAAAATAAATTCGGTACAGATCATTCAACAAATCACCTGTTAAACTAATGCGTTTATTAATATATGAATCTCGGTCGTCAAACGGCATACGTTTTAACGCACACATGACAAGTTTATTGGTCATGTCCCCTAACAAATAAATACGTTGTTCCATGGATTTACAATGAATGAACATCCCATTCAAAATGTCAGCAATAAAATCTTGTTTGACTTTTGTTTTATCGTAAGACATGTAAGAAATATGGGATATCAAATAGGCTTTCGCATCTTCTTCTGTCAAACAGGTTGATGATTCAACCAAACTTCCACGTAAAAATAACAGGGCTTCTTGGTCCAATTCATCTAACAATATATATTTACAAATGCTCAAATCGGAAATGATTCCCATGGCTCGGAATAAAATACCAATTGGAATGTTGCGTTTGATTTGTGGTATATTTACATGAATGGAATATTCACTATTTGTTTTTGTCAAATAAATATTCACTTGTTTAGGTGAAATTCGTTTGTAATCAGGCGAACATTTCATTTCCGCTTGTAATTCATATTTTTGTGAATTGTTGGCAGGAAAACAAAACGTCTTGTTGGTGGCTGTTTGTTCTTGGCCAATCATAATTTTTTCAGAACCATTTACAATAAAATATCCTCCAGGATCGTGCATACATTCACCCGTTGATTCGGGTGACAAATGCGGATGTTGTTTTAATACACAAACACATGATTTTACCATAATTGGTATTTTTCCAATATGTACATCTGGAATAATATTGTTGAGTGTTTGTATATCTTCAAGTTCAGGACCAGACCGAATGATGTACCGAATGTTAATGTTAATGGTAGTTGCCGACGCATACGTAAAATTGCGCAATCTTGCTTCATTTGGAAACATGAGTTTTGTAGATCCATTGTTTTCGTGAATTTGTGGCGGAATAATTTTAAAATTGTTAAAGGTAATATTGATTTCAAGTTTGTATTTTTTTAAATCCTTGTCAAAATATTGATCTGGGCGAATTACAAACGGATTGAATTGTTCAATCGTTTGCGGTAATTGAGTTGTAATAAATTGGTTGAATGATCCAATTTGATGTTCCACCAAACGTTCCAAATGAGAATTTTTGAAGTAAGCTTCAATGACACTCCAGGGATCCATGATACCCATAAGAACTATACTATGTAGATCAATTTTATCTTTAATATTTTAAATAGTATATACTCCACTCCCTATGATGAATCTTTTTTTATAAACATAATAAAGTTATAACTTTATCTATTATATGGCTACTTTAATTCATTATTCTCAATCAAATTCATTCCAATCCTTACAAGACGCGGTTGCCTATTGTGCCCGCGTATCTAATCCTTCAAACCAACAAAATGTAGAGACAAATGAAAAATTATTAACGTATTTGATCAAACATCAACACTGGTCTCCTTTTGAAATGGTATCTATTTGTTTAGAAATCAACACTACTCGCGATATTGCTCGCCAAATACTTCGTCATCGGTCTTTTTCATTTCAAGAATTTTCACAACGTTATGCCGTGGTAAATGATGAATTTGTTACAAAGGAGGCGCGTCTTCAAGATTCTACCAATCGACAAAATAGTATTGTTACTACGGATGAAACGTTACAACAAGAATGGGTAGACAAACAAAATGAACTTGCTTCTCATTCGAAAGAAATCTATACATGGGCATTGACCCGCGGTATTGCTAAAGAGCAGGCGCGCGCCGTTTTGCCCGAGGGTATGACCCCTTCACGTTTGTACATGAATGGCACTCTTCGTTCATGGATTCATTACATTAAATTACGAAGTAATGTAGATACTCAATTGGAGCATAGGCAAATTGCCTTGGCGTGCGCAGAGGCCATTTCTCCTATTTTTCCAATGATCATGACATTTGTAAAATAAATGTAAAGGTATTAATTTTTAATTGAAAACTATATTTTAATATTATATGGCTAAAAAAGATTCAGGTATTCACTCAGCTGAATTAGATCGTTTACTTTCTTTAGTAAGTAAACCAAACTATATTTATGACACCGATTTTAAATTATCTATAGAAGATCCACCAGATGAAACTGGCGGTATGGACGCATACATTTTTAACTCTCATGCATGTGATATAAGAGATAAAGTGATACCTGTTCCCAGAAAACTAGAAGGTAGAGATCCATGTGTTTATGTAACATTAGCAACATGTGGACGTTATCAAAAGGTCAATGATGTACTAGAAAGACTTCAATTATTAATTCAACATAATCATAAGTGGATTAGAAATCCTATAAAATATCAAAAACATATAATAGAATATATAAATAGAAATAATATTCGTAAAAGGGACCCCGTTGTTCCTATACATATTCATTATGCTGGAGCGCCAAATGCAACAGGAACATATGTTAATAGTTATTATTCTGCATTACATGATTGGGCTTGTGATGAATACATGAATATAGACGCAAAAGAAAAAACTCATTTGATGTTTCAAAAATGTGGTTTATATAAATCGGGCACACCTTTTTTTACGCCTGTGTT